TTAGCTAAACGATTAAGGTCAAAACTTTCACAACCTTCATTATTACCATTAATAATAATCTCATCTTTGTAAATACCTACATTAAAATTATTACCAATGTTTTTTAAATATTCTGCTTCATTCTTAACAGCACACCATTCATCTACGGTGAAGTCCGTAGGTTGTTTCCAATAGTTAGTATATCCCATTTTATTTCTCCTTTTTAGTTTGATTAATAAACTCTATTTTTTTTATACCTACTCCATTTTTATATGGAATAACTTTATATGGGATAGGGCTTTTCAGCCCTACCTCAATCGCTTGTTTAATATATTCTGACCAATTCATATTCGTCCTAATTTAGTAAAAATTATTAATGTTATTATTTTCCGACATATTCCAACCCTCAACAAAGCCAAGCAAAGCGTCTTTGCTTTGAAAATGTTTTTGTCTAGGAATACAATGTTTTTGATCTATAAGGGAAATACTAAAACTGCCCCTAATGTCTTGTTTTCCAAATTGAACTTTGGTGATAGTTCTAGGCTCATTTGACCCCCATAACTTACCAACAAAAAAATCAGCGAACTCTTTTAACTGATTTGCCCAATAGTGTTTATTATCTCCACTTAATCGCATATGATTGATTTGATATGACATTACCATTCCCTCCTATTCTCCTGCTTGATATGAATAACATCACCCACAATCACACCGTTAAATAATTTATTATAAAGTTTGGTGGCTAATTCGTTGATAGGTTTACGCTTTAACTTACCTTCCTCATCAACTAACAGACAACCTTCACCAATCTCATACAGATCAATTAACTCAACATAACCGCCGACAGCTTTCTGGGCCTCCTCAAGAGTTGGTTCAACGTCATAAACGGTCATAGTAGGTTTATCGCTTTTAATCACAGTTACAGTTTCCTGCTTTAACTCATCAGCTAAAACTTTAATAATGTGATCTGCGCTAGGCATTGTTTTACTCATTAGATTTCCCCCCAACCTGCTGAACGTAACCAAGTATTATCCGCACTTGCATCATCATCCTGTATTTGCAAACGATCATTCAATTCAGTATCGTTTTCACATTTACTACAAAGCACACGTTGAGCATAAATGCCCGTGTTACCGCATTTTATTTCAACAGGCTTACAATCAAAACCACGTTCAACATACTGCGTTACTAGATTATTACACATAGTATTTCTCTCCTTTTTTTAATTAACATAAGTTAAGTATTTAGCATAAATAATTAAATACTGTCAAGCTATTGCATAAAAAAAAACTTTAGTTTATAATGTTGCAAATATGTCACAAAACCTTACAGACAAACAAAAATTGTTTATTGAATACTTTAGTCAAACAGGCAACGCAACACAGTCTGCGATCAAGTCTGGCTACTCCGAGAAAACTGCTGAACAACAGGGCTACGAACTAAAAAACAAGTTAGCTAATCAAATAGATACAGCTACTAAAAAGCTACTTGGATCAGCCGTGCCAATTGCGGTGGATAAGTTACGTAAGCTAATAGAGAACGACAAGACTACTCCTTCAGTACAGCTTGGCGCTATCAATTCATTACTAGACCGAACAGGCTACCAAACTACGACAAAGATAGAGGATGTAACAGGCAAAAAGACAGACGAGGAACTAAGACAGGAATTAGACCATCTGCTAGGTACAATGAAGATTGTTAAACTTACCGACAAAGATGATGGGTCTGGCTCTTTAAATTAGGCCATTACTCCTCCATATCTCCACACACATAAGCAAAAGACCTATAGTACAGTAGAGGGCTCATCACTCTGAATACCTGCGTAAAAGGGCTAGAAGAAGGATGTCCACACACACACACGCACTCTCTCAGCTTGGCTCATGTGATGCGGTCTGGCTATTAATCACCCCTCCTTTGTTCTCTTTACCCTACATACACACACACAGACACGGGATAAACATGGTGAGTAAGGCCCGTGATTTGACCCCCCACCCCCCAAAACGCTATTTGTGTCATTAATCAATGGATACCTCCGCAAACTCATGGGGTATATTTAGTATTAACCTAAGTTAATAGGTTGCATATATAAAAAAATTAAACTATTAGTGCTTATGGTTAAACCTATTAAGGATTTACAAACAATATTGCATTTTAAAAAAGGTAATTATGTGTATAGGTATGTTCTTGTTGATAGGTTTAAAAATACTGCTAAAGTACATCATGGTTTTGATAGTAAACTAGAACGAACTGAAGCAGAATTGTTTGCATTAACAACGCCTAGAAAATTACGTAGAAAATATATATTAAAAAATGAGTGATGAAGCATTAGCAAGAGCAGTAGAAATTGCTAAAGAATTAGAAAATAGAAAAGCTACTAATCGTATGAATGATTATGCACCATACGAATACCAAATAAAATTTCATAATACAATTGCTCAACAGCGATTGCTTATGGCTGGTAATAGGATCGGTAAGTCCTTTTGTGGGGCTATGGAAATGGCGTACCATGTGACGGGTTATTACCCAACGTGGTGGGAAGGTAAACGGTTTAACAGACCAATACGTGCTTGGGCTGGGGGAGTTTCTAACGAAACCACTAGGGATGTTTGCCAAAAAGAACTTATCGGCCAACCAGACGATCCTGCCGCTAAAGGTACTGGTTCTATACCTAAAAAATACATAGTAGATACTATTAGAAAAGCAGGTGTACCTAATGCTTTAAACTCTGTAATTGTTAAACATAAATCTGGTGGTAATTCTAGAATTGGTTTTAAATCTTATGATATGGGTAAAGAAAAATGGATGGGTGAAAGTGTAGATGTGATCTGGCTTGATGAAGAACCACCTACACCAATTTATACGCAATCACTAACTCGTACAGCCGATAAAGGTGGTATTGTTTATATGACATTTACACCAGAAAGCGGTATGACAGAAACAGTTGCACAATTTTTAAATAATTTACGTAAAGGCCAAGCATTAATAACAGCAGGTTGGGATGATGCGCCTCACATGACACCAAAAGTACGAGAACAAATTTTATCTGCATTACCACCGCATGAAAGAAAAATGCGTGAACGTGGAATACCACAATTAGGTTCTGGATTAGTATTTCCTATAGCAGAAGAAGATGTAATATGTGATGAAATACAAATACCAGATCATTGGCCCAAAATTTGTGGGCTGGATTTTGGATGGGATCACCCAACAGCCGCAGTATGGGTTGCTTGGGATAGAGATACAGATATAGCTTATGTTTATGATAGTTATGCTATGAGGCAAGAAGCAGTACCTATTCATGCATCAGCAATTAAAATGCGAGGCAGATATATTCCTGTAGTATGGCCTATGGATGGAAGACAAGCTGATAAAGGTTCTGGTAAAAGTTTAACACAACAATATCGTGAAGAAGGTGTTAATATGACTAGAGAACATTTTAGCAATCCACCTGCTAATGGACAAAAAGAAAATTCTGGAGGTAACTCTGTAGAAGCTGGTGTTCAAGAGATATATACTAGGTTTAAGACACAGAGGTTGAAAATTTTTAAAAATCAAGGTAAACTGCTAGAAGAATTACGAATGTATCATAGAAAAGATGGTAAGATTGTACCAGCTAATGATGATGTAATATCTGCAATGAGATATGCAGTTATGTCGTTAAGAAAAGCTAGAACAAAATCTTATGATCGTTTACAAGTACAATCTGATTATGAGTTTAATATATTTAGTTAGGAAATAACATGGCAGGAAAATCATATTCATCAAGTTCATCAAGTTCACCATTTTCATCTGGATATTCTGGTGCAAAAACTACATCATCAAAAAAATCTTCTGCATCTAAAACTACAAACACACCTAATCCGCATACAAGTAGCGGATCATCTAAAACAAGTGTAGCAAGTTCTAGTCAAATAAAAACAAGTGCAGAAAAAGTAGCATTAGCAACTGGTAAATCTAAATTAGATAATTACCAATTACCAAAAGCTGATACACCTTTTTTTTTATTAAATTTAGGTTTAAATGCGGTGCAAAATTTAAGACAAAAATCATTTGAAATAAATAGAGCATATTTTCAAAAAAATGTTGCGGGTAAATTAGGTTATCAAAATACTTTTGCAGATTATCAAAGATATATAACTGGTAGAGGTCAAGGAACATTAGATGCAATGGGAAGAACAATTGCAAAAGGAGATGGCGGTGGAAATCAAATACAAACTCAAACTCCTGCAACTCAACCACCACCACAAACAACAGTTCCAGAAACAGAAGAAGAAACTAAAAAAAAGAAAAGATCAGCATTAGGTATAGGTTACGGTAGTAGTCAAAAAACTATTTTAACATCTGAAATAGGTGATGAAACAGAAGCAAATGTTTCAAAAACTATTTTAGGTGGTGGTATAAAAGCATAGTGATTGTAGCAGTTATAGAAAAAGAATGGCGTAAAAAAATATTTAATTACGTTGCACCAAAAGCACACATTAATACAGATTTAGATAATAAATATTCATTTATAGGTTTTGTTGAAAGAGATGTGTCTGGCAAAGATAATGTTATGGGTGGTGTATTATTTTCTGATTATGATGGTCATAACATTTTTATTCATGTAGCATTAGATACTCCTAAAGTTTGTCAAAGAAGATTTTTGAAAATGGTATTTTTATACTGTTTTATTCAATTAAAATGTAGTAGAATAACGGCTTTGTGTCGTAACGAATACAAAAGAAATGAACGCTTGTTAAAAGGCGTTGGATTTGTTAAAGAAGGTGTATGCAGACAAACCATGAAAATTGGTAATAAATTTGTAGATGCCGCAATTTACGGTATGTTAAAACAAGAATGTAAATGGATATAATATTATGGGAATGAAATCAGCACCACAAATGCCACCACCAATAGAACCAGAAATAATTGATAAAACTGCTGAAGCAGAAGCAAAAGTAGCGGCAGAAAAAGAAAAAATGTTAGGCATGAAAAAAAAAGGTCAATATGAAACTATTTTAACTTCTGGTACAGGCGTTGAAGAAGAAGCTACTACAAGTAAAACAGTTTTAGGTGGCGGAATAAAATAACATGGCTTCATACGAGTATATAAAAAAACGTCTTGGCTCTATGGAAGAAAGTAGAGGCACATGGGAAACTCATTGGCAAGAAATTTTAGATTATGTCATGCCAAGAAAAGCAGACGTTATTACTTTAAGAACTAAAGGTGAAAAAAGAACCGAAGTATTGTATGATAGTACAGCAATAACTGCAAACAATTTATTAGCCGCTTCATTACAAGGAACACTTACATCTCCATCATTAGCATGGTTTTCAATTAAATTAAGAGATGAACAATTAAATCAAAACAGAGAAGTTTCTTTATGGTTAGAAGATACTGCAAAAAGAATGTACGATACTTTTAACGAAACAAATTTTAATACTGAAGTACATGAATTATATCTTGATCTTTGTTCAATAGGTACTGGTGCAATTTTTGTTGAAGAAGGTAAAAGAGGTTTTGATACAGATGGTATTCATTTTAATTGTTTACACATTGCAGAATATTACATTCAAGAAAATATAAATGGTAAAGTTGATACACTTTACAGAAAATATAAATTAACAGCTAGACAAGCTGTTCAAGAATTTGGTGAAGAAAATTTAGGCGAAAAAGTTTTAAAAGCCGCTAGAGAAAAACCAGAAAAAAATTTTACATTTATTCATGCAGTAGAACCAACAGCAGATTACGAAAGAGCAATTGGTAAAACTGCAACTAAACTACCATTCCATTCTTGTCATGTTTGTGAAGAAGATAAAATGGTTGTTAGAACAGGTGGATATAATGAATTTCCATATTTAGTACCTAGATGGTCTAAAGCAACTGGTGAAATTTTTGGAAGATCACCAAGTTATAATGCATTACCAGATATTAAAACTTTAAACAAAGCAGTTGAAATTGGATTAAAAGCATGGGC